TTGCGGCGTCCCAAGAAGCATCAGGTAGCCTTCGGTTTTTTGGATACGGTTCTCAAGCTCGTTGAGAGACACAATCAAATAGCCCACCGCAGCAAACAAGATCGGTGCAAGAGCGCTGACAATCGACTGAATGTTGAAACTCATACGCCCTTCCTTTCGCTTGCAATCGGCGGATGAGCGCCATTGTGGAGCTTGTGCATCCGCTCTGATTCAGACTTGAGATAAGCGATATCCGCCAGAATATGGGCAATCTGCATATGATCCCGGCGTAGGTTTTCCGGGCTGTTCATTTTGGCAAGTATATCAAGGCGTTGCTTAATAACGCTTTCCGCGTTTTCAAGCTGGTCGATACGCACGTCGATCTTTCGGAGCCGGGCCTCAATATCACTCAGGGTATCCTGAATGACCTTGATCTGCATTTTGCCAACAGCAGCGGCTCCTGCAACGCTAAAAAGAATGCCGCCGAGAGTTACAATCAGCCTTATGTCAATAGCGCCGTCCACAAGGCCCTCTTAGACTAAAATACGCCCTTGAAGTACTGGGGACGGGCAATAGGGCTGAAACCGCGGACCACAACGCCGCCGTTCTTCGCCTTCATCACCTTCTTGCTTTGGCGCTGTTGCTCAAGAGAAGCGGCTACCGCCTGTTTTGGGGGGTAGCCTTCCTCCGTCATCTTGCGAATGTTCTCACTAACCGTTTTCCGGCTAGTACCTTTCTTCAAGGGCATTTAGCACCCCATGAAGCTCTTGCCCTGACGGGCAGCGCCTGCACCACGCATGGTCATCTTGCGGGGCTCGTTACCAGCCATCGGCGCATCCGCGGTCTTGCCATACGGAATACGGCCCTGACCCTTGATGTCGGCATACTCAACCGCCTTGGGAGCCGGACCCGGCTTGTTCGTTACAATCTTCACACCAGCCATGATTATCTCCTAGCGCTGAGTTTGTTTGAGAAGTTCACGTTCCATAGCAGAGTTGATACGGGCCGCCGTCTGGCGCTCCTGACTTGCCAACCGCTGCTGGAATTGATCGGACCGCATCTGCTGGTTCTGCGCGTCGAGGTTGAGCTTGGCCATATCGACCTGCGCGTCTGCCTGCTCGGCCTGTGCCTTGATCTGGAGTTCCTGCTGTTTAAGCTGAACCAGCGGATCAGGCTGATCGGCACCAGAGACCTGACGACTAAGCTGCTGCACCTGCTGCATGCCCTGCGCCACGTACTGGGCAACCAAAGCCTCCATCTGGAGCATCTGCTCCTCGTCCAATGGCTGACCCTGCTGCGACTGGGACTGCTGGATAAACGCCACAATCGCCTGCTCGCGGGCACCAATCTGCACATGCTCCATGATGTGCTTCTGCAACGTCGTTGCGATCACAGGATTGGCCGCGACCATCGGACCGCTGGCAAACACCAGATGCGCCATGATGTGCGCCTGATGGTCCTGCCCCTCAAAGGCATGAAGCTGCATCATGTCCAGCGCATCAATGTTTTCCTGCGCGGGATCCTTGGGCTCCGGCTCATCGACCGGGGCACGCTTCATAATGCGGTCCGCATCACGAACGCCCAACGCGTCGTACATGTCACGGAACACTTCGTTCATGTTGTGTAGTTCAGGAGCCGCAGACGCTAGCTGTAGCTTGGTCTGCGCCAGCGCAATGCGCTGTGCCTGAGAGAACACATTCGGATCGGAGACCGGGAGCACGTCAACGCGGTCGTCAAAGTCCTCCGCCTTGACGCTCGAGTCCTCGCCCTCAATGCTGTACGGGTACTCGTCCGGCAGGCTCTCAGCCATCACCCGCGCCAGCATCTTGAACTCCAACCGCATGGCGTAGTGCAAGCGCTTGTGAACAGCCGACATGACCCGCGAGCCCTGCTCCAGCAGCGCAATGGTCGTACCGACCGGAGCCTGCTGGTTGCCGTCCCCAACCTTCATATCGGTGATGGTAGCGAAGCGACGACCCGCATCCACAACGAAACCGAGCAGGCTGAACAGCGTCTGGTCAGCACCCTTAAACGGCAGCAGCATCAGGCTGTCACGAATAGCCCCTCCCGGTGCGTCAACATCCCTGAACTCACCCGGCTGAAGCGGATCGTCGTCGTCGCGAATCCGCAAACCACGGGCTTTGAAGCCCGCCGGGAGGTTCGACAGGGTTCCGGCGTCGATAAGCTGCCTCAGTGCTGCTGTGGCGGTCCGTGACAGCCCGCCAATCGTGTGAATAAGCCCCAAACCGTAAAATCCGAAGCCCGGAAGGAACTTATAATGAACAAAATACTGAATTTTCTTCTTCAGTTCGTCTTCTTCGCGGTAATTCCGGCGAATCGACAGAATTTGGCCATTATCAAGCGAGATTGTGACGATATAAGGCACCTTAATGCCCGTTTCTTCGCCGTCTTCGTCAACTTCTTCGTACCCCTCAAGGTCCAAATCGACATGACACTCCAAAAGGGTGCAGTCATAGTCGATCTGAGAGGGCGAAAAACCGTCAATGCGGTTAATTTCGTCCTGAACCTCGTTGCTCTCCTCCTGTCCGGGGTGAACAGGGATGTCCAGATAGAAACCAGACACCTGACGCTTCCGCAAATCGTTCAACGACATGCGGATAACCTGCGTAATGTTGGGACAAGTCTCCAAATCAGCCGTCTCATACGGCACAATCAGGTTTTCAGCCGGTACAAACTTGCTTACCGCACGGCCCAACGTCTCGTCATAGTACACCTTTTTGAATGTACTACCAGCCAGAGGTAGATAGAACAGCATCTGATCCAACTCTGGCGTGTATTCCTCCATCACGTTCGTGATGTAGTAGTTCATAAAGTTGCGAACGCGCTGCGCCTGCTGGTTCTTGGCCGTGGTATCCGCGCCCATGACCACGGTACGCACCGGACCACCGGCAGGCAGTAGCTCGTTGAACGCCTGCGCCTGAAACTGCGTAGCAGCCTCGGCCAAAAGAGGGTGTGTCACGCCCGACGCGCCACGGAACGGCTCGCTGCGCTCCTCGTAGTTGAAGCCCAGAAGCTCCAAACCCTTGGAATACGCATCCTCCCAGTCCTGACGGCTGGACCGGTTGGCGTCATACTCGCCCAAAAGCTCACCGGCAATGCGACCAAGCTCGCGGTCCGGGATCTCCTCGGCCAAATTCATGTAGAAGTCGTCGTTCTCACCACGACGATCATCCGGATCGAAGTCAACCATGACCGACCCGTCTTCTTCCATCTCAATCTCAATCGGAGCACCCGCCTCAAACGGCAAAACATTCTCTTCGTACTGAGAACCCGGAAGCTCTATCTCAATCTCGGCACGCAAATCCTCCTCATCCAACTGAGAAGGCACGTTGCGATCCATCAAACCGCCGTTGGGCTCTGAAGCCATCAGGTTTCTCCTGCGTCAGTAATGCGCTCTTATATCATAAACTATTAAGAGTTTCAGGCAACTTCACATTATCGCCCATCTCAAGAATATCACCAAAGATATGCGGCGCTGTACAATACCCCTTATTAGGGTCCATCAAAATCACCGTGTACGTCTTCTTGCCAGCGTAAAACAAATAAGGCACCCCCATCTTGGAGATGCCCGAAAACAGGAAAACCTCCCCGTACTCCGCCATCTGCTTCACAACCTTCTCCACATCCTTCGTGCAAAAAGTCGCTTGAGCATAAGATCCGTGGGCCGTGAAACACGGCACAAGGAACGCAAGTAACAAGATAAGCTTCTTCAACATCGTGGGCTCCATCAAGAGCCGTGGGCCGCGGGCCCCTATCTACGTAACATTCTCCTCAGTCCACGGATCACGGAACTATATTCATTAGAAACGCGTTGTGTAACGCGCCATAATCGACCGGTCCATTTCCGTATCGCCGGTTTTCGGGTCAGTGACCACACGGCGACCGAAAGGTGTCGCCTGAAGAGAGTACGTCTTTTCCGGCGTCGAATACGCATAGTTAAAGGTAGATACGGATTCACCACCCGGTGCATCACGACTGACTCCTTCTAGTCGGGGCGTCACATTCGCTGAGAATGT